TGCGCGCTCGATGTCGCCGAGGCAGGGGAGCAGCTCCTCGACGACATCGGGATCGTCACGAACCTGTCCCGCGAGCGCGTGGGCAAGATCGAAGCGGCGGCGCTGCGCAAGCTCGAGCGGGCGTTCAACGGCACCGGCGCCGCCGTACGAGAGTCGTTGCGGGAACTGGACAGTCGCCCCGACCCGGAGGCCGACTACCCCGCGCGCACCGAGCTCGGCGAGGGCCTGTGGACGCTATGGCAGGCGCTGCGCGACATTGAGAGACGGAAGGCGAGCGAACGTGCGTGAGCCGCGCACGGTCGGCGAGGCGATGCACCAGCCCGGGATCATCGTCGAGACCGAGCGCGGCGTGTTCAAGCTGACCGGCGTCATCAACGGCTCGGCGCTCGCGCGGCCGCATCTGCTCGGCGGTCAGTGGGGCGAGCCGACGATGCTCGCGGCCGACGTCAAGGTGCTGCGCGTACTTGAGTCGGTGTCGTAGCAAGAGGGTAGGTTCAACTTGTGACCGACCACCTCCGCGCCCCGTGGCCCAAGGGCGAGAACCCACGCGCCCGGGCGAATCATCGCGAGCGCGGCAAGGAGCGGCTCTACTACACCGTCCAGACGATCGCCGAGTCGGCCGGCGTGTCGGTGGCCGCCGTCCGCAAGGCCGTCGTGCGCGGCGAGCTGGAGCGTCAGTCGCTTGGCTCGGTCGCGGCGTTCATCATGCGCCGGCACGGCTGGCGGTCGCCGGAGGACGTCGCCGCGCTGCTCGAGCGACGCGGGTAGTAGACTCGTGGCGATGGCGGCACCGCAGAGCAGCGTCGGCCTGCTGCCCTGGCAGGAGCGCTACCTCGGCATCCCGCACAGCTATAACGTGTTCCTCGGCGGAGGACGCGGCGGCGGCAAGACCGAGGCCGCAGCGCTGGCCGTGCTCCAGTTCGTCGCGATGTACCGCGACCGCGGGCGAGTCCTCGTCGGCCGGCCGGACACGTACAAGGGCTCGAGCGACCTGGAGCTCAAGATCGACGATCTCCTGCGGCAGGCGTACCCGCGCGCGGTGTCGCACAACCGACAGGATCACGTCATCCGGGTCGGCGGCGGCGGGCACGTGGAGTTCACCGGCATCACCAAGGACACCGCCGAGAAGTTCCAGGGGCGTGAGTTCGGGCTGCTCGTCGCCGACGAGGCCGGCAACTTCAAGACGCTCAAGCACGTCGACATGCTCCGATCGAACCTGCGATCGGCCCGCGGAATCCCGGTGCGCGCGATCTACATCGCCAACCCCGGCGGCGCGGCGCACACGGCGCTGATGCGGCGATACATCACGGGACGCGTCCCCTGGCGATCTTTCGCGGACGACTTCGAGGAGCGATGGATCTACATCCCGACGACGTTCCGCGACAACATTTACCTCGATCCCCGCGACTACGAGCGCAAGCTCAAGGCCGCAGCCGGCGGTGACAGCGCGCTCGCCGAGGCGTGGAGCACCGGGTCATGGGGCAAGGTCCGCGGCGCGTTCTTCGCGCACGTCCTCGACGAGCGCCAGGTCATACCCGATGACGGGTGGACGGTGCCGGCGACGGGCTGGGAATCGGGTGTGGGTCTCGACTGGGGGCAGTCTCGGCCATCGGTCGCGCTGCTGTACGCGAAGCCGATGGCGCCGGGGCTGCCGGGCCCGGGCGGTCGCACGTACCCCGTCGGCTCCAAGCTCGTGATCGACGAGGTCCACAGCGCGTCATCCGACGATCCGAACGTCGGGCTCGACTGGCCGCCGCAGATGCTGGCCGAATCCGTCATCGAACGATGCCGTGCGCGAGGTGTCCGGCCATGGGGTGTCGGCGACGATGCGCGCGGACTCGACCGCTCGACGCTGCTCTCGCAGCTCCGCGAGCACGGGCTCCACCTGCGCAAGCCGCGCAAGGACCGCATCTCAGGATGGGTCCGCGTCAAGGCGATGCTCTCCGAGGCGGCGAAGCCGGATCCCGAGGAGCCCGGTATCTGGATCTCGGAGCGCTGCCGATACCTACACGAGACGCTGCCGATCCTGCAGCGGAACAAGCTCATCGTCGAGGATCTCGACTCGAAAGGCCCGGACCACGGCGCGGACGCGCTGCGCTACCTGGCGATGGACGAGTTGCCGATGGCGCCGGAGATCTACGGCGGCGAGCTGATCACCCCCGCGCGGTGATTGTTCCGCTGGTCACACGGCTGTGGCAGAGTCGGCGACAGGGCGCATGGGCTTCTTCAACCGGATCTTCGAGCGGTTCCGCTCCCAAGAGCCCGCGCGGACCGAGACTGCCGGCGCGCCCGGGTACCACTACTACGGCGGGTACGTCGGTGAACCGGAGAAGGCTCCGGACCTGCAGGGAGTCGAGAAGTACCGCAGCTTCGCGCGCATCGTGTCGAACACGTCGGTCGTCGCGAGCTCGATGCGGTTCTACCTGAACTTCCTGGCGCACCCGGGCTGGCGCATGGATCCGGCCGACGAGAACGACCGGCGCGCCGTCGAGATCGCGGAGTTCTGCGACAAGGCAATCCACGGCATGCGCCGGCCCTGGCATCGAGTCGTCAAGCGGGCGGGAACCGCGCCGTTCTACGGCTTCGACATCCAGGAGGTCACGCTCCGCGTTCGCGACGACGGCCAGCTCGATCTGCTCTCGGTGGACCCGCGCTCGCAGTGGACCATCGAGCAGTGGGACATCGACGAGACCGGCCACGTCCACGGCGTTCTCCAGCGCTCGCCGTGGGACAACCGCGAGATCTACCTGCCGCGATGGAAGATCATCTACATCGGCGACGACTCGCTCACCGACAACCCGCAGGGTCTCGGGCTCCTGCGCCAGGTCTACCCGGCGGCCAAGCGGCTCGAGCGATACGAGCAGCTCGAGATGTTCGGCTTCGAGACGGACCTGCGTGGCATCCCTGTCGGCTACGCTCCGCTGACCGCGCTGCACAACCAGACGCTCAACAACAAGCAGCTCACGCAGGGGCAGGTCGATGCGAAGACAGCGCACATGCGCGACTTCCTGCGCCGCCACATCGTCAACCCGGAGTCGGGCCTGCTGCTCGACTCGATGACGTACACGGCCAACGACGAGGTGCGCACGCCAAGCGGTTCGCCGATGTGGAAGATGGAGCTGCTCACCGGCGGCGGGCGCGGGCTCGTCGAGGTCGGCGCTGCAATCCAGCGGATGAACCACGAGATCGCGCGCATCATGGGCATGGAACATCTGCTGCTCGGACAGGACCGCGGGACGCAGGCTCTCTCGAAGGACAAGACGAACAACGTGCGGCTGCAGATCGAGAGCACGCTGACCGAGCTTGCGTGGTCGTTCCAGCGCGACCTCGTGCGACCGCTCTGCGAGGCGAACGGGTGGCCCGAGGAGTTGTGGCCGAGCATCGAGCACGATCCGATCCATCAGGGCGACGTCGAGGAACTGGTCGCCGCGCTCGAGGGTATCGCGCGCGCAGGTGCACCGCTCGCTCCGGACGATCCCGTCGTCGAGGCGCTGCGCGCGCTCATGCGCCTGCCAGACCCGCCCGAGATTCGCACGCCGCCGGAGCTGCCGCGGACGGCGCTGCCGTCGTTCCTGAACCCGCTGCCGACCGCTCCGTCGATGCTGAACACGCCTCCCGTCAGCCCGCCGGCGAGCGCAACCGGCGACTCGGAAGGCGGCGCGTAGATGGCGCTGGTGGCATATCCGAGCGCGGGCGCGAACTCGTACACATCGCAGGCCGACGCGGTCACGTACCTGGCCGACCTCATACAGGGCGACGCGTTCATCGCGGCCGACTCGGCCACGCGCGACAAGTACCTCGTCACCGCGACGCGTTGGATCGACCGGCTTGCGTGGGGCGGCGCTGTCGCGGTCGACGGCCAGGAGCTGGCGTTCCCGCGCTCCGGCCTCAAGGATCGGGCCGGCGCGGACATCTCGTCGGCGTCCATCCCGCTCGACGTCAAGCGCGCGCAGTGGGAGCTCGCAGCGGCGATCGCCGCCGGCATCGTCGATCAGGGTGGCAAGGCCGGCAAGGTGCAGAGCGTCACGTCCGACGGCGTGTCGGTCTCGTTCTCCGGCATCGGCGGGATCCCGGGCCAGGAACTCGGGTTGCCCCGCTCGGTGCACGACCTCATCGGCTACCTGCTCGAGGGCTCGCAGGGCGAAGGCATCGCCGGGGCCGGCGCCGCGTACGGCACGACCGACGCCGACGGAGATCCGGTCGAGTCCGAGTGGGCCGACCTCGACAAGTTCGGCCGGAGCGAACCGTTGTGAGCCGCGACGGGTCGGGCAAGGTGTTCTGCATCGGGCTGCCCAAGACCGGGACCTCGAGCTTCCGCGTCGCGTGCGAGATGATCGGGCTCCGGGTCATGGGCGACCCGCTCGGCTCGGATCTCACGAGCGCGCTTGCAGCCGACGGTCGCATCCCGGACGCTCGCTACGACGCGTTCGACGTGTTCGCCGACGTGTCGATCTCGGCATACTGGCCCGAACTCTACGCGGCGTATCCGCGCGCGCGATGGGTGCTAACCACGCGGCCTCCGTTCGAGTGGGCCGAGAGCGTGCGCGCGGTGTTCGGTGCGCGTCGCATCAGACCCTTCCCGGTCGCCCGACTCGATCGCGCCGCTGGCGTGGTCGCCGACTGGATGATGCGCGAGCAGCCGCCCGAGATCCTGCGACCGTGGCTCGCGATCCAGCACCAGCACGAGGTGCAGGCGCAACTCGCCATGCCGGCGGCCGAGATCGATCTTCGCTCTGCGGCGCGCTGGCCGAACTTCGCGTGGGGCGTCGTCGAGTGGGCTGCCGGCGCGACGACGCGCATCGCCCAGGGCGCACACCAGCGCGAGCTCCGCGGCATCACCGACCCGTGGCCGCACGCGAACCCGCGCTCGGAGCAGGCGATCTGATGGGCTTCTTCGGGATCGATCTGCCGAAGGTCGTCGCCAGCGCACTCGACGGCGCCTCCGTGGCCGCGACTCTCGTGGTTGTCACGCAGGGGACGCGTAACGCCTCCGACCTCGGTGGCGGTCTGCAGCCGACCACGGCGAACGTCGCCTGCCGCGGGTTCGTGGACGAGTACGCACGGAGCGAGCGCGGTGGCTCGAACATCCGCGAGGGCGACAAGAAGATCGTGCTGTTCGCGGCGACGCTCGGATCGGCGGTGCCGAAGCCGTCCGACAGCGTGACGATCGAGGGGACAACCTACCGCGTGATCAGCGTGGAGCGCGACCCCGCAGGCGTCCGCTACAAGCTCCACGCGCGCGGGCTCTGAGATGGGCGCGCTCGCGCGCATCAGCAAGGCCGGCGCCGCCGATCGTCTCGCCGCGCTGGCCGAGCGACTCGAGCCCGACATCCAGCGCGCGTTTCTGGAGACCGTGCGGCGCATCCGCTCGGAGTGGGCGCTCGAGCAGATCGAGGAACTGCTCCTGCGGGGCCGCGTCGCCGAGGCGCTTGAACGAGTGAGCTACCACGCGACGTGGTTGGCCGACCAAGTCGTCGAGAGCTACGTCGCCGCTGCTCGCGACGTGACCGATCAGCTTGCGCTCGAGATCGGAGAGCAGCCGAGCTTCGACCGGACGAACGAGCGCGCCGTCGCGCAGATGCGGCAGATGCGCGACCGCATCGTCACCGACTTCTCGACGCAGCAGTTCGAGGCCACGCGCGGAGCCCTCGTCGAGGGCGTTCGCGACGCCGTGCCGCCGCGAGAACTTGCGCGTCGGTTCCGCGACTCGGTCGGGCTCGCCCCGAACCAGGAGGCCGCGGTCGACAACTACCGCCGCTTGCTCCGGGAGGGCTCGAGCCAGGCGCTCGACCGCGAGCTGCGGGATCGCCGGTTCGATCGTCGCGTCGAGGATGCCGTCGATGGGTCCCGGCCCCCGCTCACGGATGCGGAGATCGACAGGATGGTCGATCGGTACCGCGAGAACTTCATCACGTACCGCTCCGAAGCGATCGCGCGATCGGAGGCGCTGCCGGCCGTGCATTCGGGCGCGCACGAGATGTACCGCCAGGCCGCCGAGGCCGGCGCCATCAACCCCGATCGCTTCGAGCGCGAGTGGTCCGCTGCGAACGACGACCGCGTCAGGGAATCGCACGCGGCGATGGACGGGCAGCGGCGCGGGCTCAACGAGCCGTTTTTGTCCGGGCTCGGGAACGAGCTCATGTTTCCCGGCGATCCGTCGGCGCCGCTCGAGGACACGATGCAGTGTAGGTGCTCGGTGCTCGTGCGTATCCGCATCGACTGAGCCGCCGAAGTTCCGCGACCGGGCTCGCTCTGCTATCGCTGGTGCATGCCCGCGAAGCCACGGTACAGCCTGCGACTCAAGGAGCTGAATTTCATCAGCGCCGTGGATGACCCGGCCCAGGAGACCGCGCGCGTCAAGCTCATCAAGAGCCGCAAGAAGTCGGGCGAGCTGGCCGTCGAGGGCATCTTCCGGGTGGCCAAGGTCAACCCGACGCACAAGGTCGTGTTCGGCTACGCATGGACGTCGACGCAGAAGGGCGCCGACTACTTCGACCTGCACGACGACAACGTCATCACCGACGACGACGTCATCAAGGTCGCGCTCGACTTCGTCTCCGCTGGCGCGCCCGCCGACGAGATGCACGACGAGGAAGCGGGCGGCTACGTGCCGTTCGTGATGCCGCTGACCGAGGAGATCAAGTACCGAAGGTTCCTCGAA